TATTAGAGAATGACCCAATGGCCTTAATGGAACACCTTGCTGGGTGTCGTAACCGAGGTCGTGGACAAGTTCTTCGTATGGATAACATACAAGACTATGCAAACGAGAAGCTGTTTGGCAAGAAGTAAGTAACAGGAGAGAGCCACATGAACCAAGAAGTACCACACCAGCCCTGTCCATATGTGTCGTGTGGCTCCTCTGATGCCTTTAGCTTTAATAAGGCTAAGGGTTGCGGGAAGTGCCACGCTTGTGATCAGTCTTATCCCTCAAGGGGTGAGACATACGATTGGGCTAAAGATAAATATCCAACAATAGAAAGGGGAGAAGTAATGACGTTTACACCAAAGAGAATAGAGACCGCTGGTGATGGTCGTTATACACCCCTCCGAGGGATTAATGCTAGGACTATGGAGGACTTTAATGTTAAGACATATGATGGTCGCCAAGAGTACGTATACCCCAGCGGTGGAATTAAAGTCCGTACCTTACATGAGAAAGGTTTCTACACTAAGGACGGGTTCAAGGGAGATGAACTGTTTGGTATGAATATGTTTACCGCTGGTTGTTCTAAGACTGTAACCATTACTGAGGGGGAACTAGACGCCTTATCAGTAGCACAGATGATGAAAAGTCAGTACATTAATCCTGTTGTATCATTACCGTCTGGTGCGCCATCTAAGAAGCTGTGGGAGAACTGTAAGGAGTGGCTAGATAGCTTCCAGAAGATTGTGTTGTCAGTAGATAATGATGATACTGGTAATGCCTTAGCTGATCGTGTAGCTAAGTTGTTTCCTAACAAGGTGTACCGAGTACCACACGACAAGTATAAGGATGCTAATGAGTTCCTACAGGATAATGCACATGCGGAGTTCAAGAGTGCATGGTGGAACGCTGCTAAGTACACGCCTGAGAATATCTTAAACACTGCTGACCAGTTCTTGTCGTTATATCGGGATACACCAGACCATGTATATGTTCCTACAGGTATCACTGACTTAGACGATAAGATTATGGGACTTATGCAGGGTCACTTCACAGTGATTAAGGCACCTACTGGCATAGGCAAGACTGAAGTTATGCGTTACTTGGAATACAACATGCTACAGCGTAAGGTTCCTATTGCTGCATGGCACCTAGAAGAGACTAAACTAAGGTCACTACTTGGGCTTGTGTCGTATGAGTTACAGGATAATCTGACTAGGCGTGACTTGATTGATGAGAAGGGGAGACATGAGGATGTCATAGAAGCAATTAAGAGTGTCACTAGGGACGAGAACTTTTATCAGTTCTACTTAGGTGATGGTCAAGGCACTGATGAACTGTGTGATCAGATACGTTTCTTCAGTCAGGCATGTGGATGTAAGTATGTGTTCTTTGAGCCTATTCAAGACGTAGTATCAGGACGATCAGAGGCGTCTAAGGAGGAGTTACTAGCTGACCTGTCTGTAAGGCTCTCTAAGCTATCAGCGGAACTAAATGTGGGTATTGTGACTATCGCTCACACTAATGAAGACGGGGACCCTAAGTACTGTAAGATGATAGGACAACGTGCCAGTGTTATCATTGATCTGTCTAGGGATAAAGAAGCAGAAGACCTTGATGAAAGAAACACAACATACATCACGGTACAAAAAAACCGCCCTTGCAGTGAAGAAGGACGGGCTGGCAGAATGAAGTTTAACAGTGATACGTTTACATTGACAGAGGTGTACTAATGGCAGAAACAGTGTTCGACATAGAGACAGATGGACTGTTAGATAAGCTGACTAAGATACATGTGTTGTCGTATCAAACATCATCTATGGATGAGCCAAGGTCTATCTTTGACTACGATGAAATGAGGGACTTTTTCTTGGAGTACAGTATGGATCATACGTTAGCCTTAGCTGGACATAACATTGTACGCTTTGATATACCCGCAGTGGAAAAGGTGCTAGGTATAAAGGTCAATGCCAAGCTAGTAGATACGTTAGGACTTAGCTGGTACTTGCATCACAACAGGACAAAGCATGGGCTGGCAGTGTACGGAGAAGAGTATGGTGTACCTAAGCCCAAGGTAGATGATTGGGAAGGTCTAACCAAAGAAGAGTATGCCCATCGCTGTGAAGAAGATGTAAAGATTAATGTGCGCCTGTGGCGTGACCTAAAGCGGAAATTGGAGAAACTATATGAACAGTGAAGCGTGGAGACTTATTGACTACATCACATTCAAGTTAGACTGCGCTAAGGAACAGGAGGCCCTACGGTGGAAATTAGATGTAGCTAAAGCCAGTATGCACCTTGCTGAGTGGCAGGGGATGAAAGAAGATAAGGTAGAACAACTAGCTAATGCTATGCCCCGTCATGTACTTACTAAGGTGCAGAACAGGCCCAAGGTGATGTATCGTAAGGATGGTAGCCTAAGCAGTCACGGGGAGAACTTTGAGGCTCTTAGAAAGCAGTACAAGCAGCCTGAGACGGTACAGGGGTTTGTTGTACAGACAGGAGAAGAACGGGGTAATCCTAACTCGGTATCTCAGATCAAGGATTGGTTGTTTAGCATTGGTTGGCAACCTAGAACATTTAAGTTTGTAAGAGAGGGCAATGGTGATGAACGACAGATCGAACAAGTCAGGAAAGATGGGGAACTATGCCCGTCAGTTAAGAAGCTGGCTGATAACGATCCTGCTGTTTCTATTCTGGATGGTCTTTCTGTTCTTACTCACAGAATCGGGATACTGAAGGCGTTCCTAGAGTGTGAGGTAGATGGATACCTACAAGCTGGGGTAGCTGGTATGACTAACACTATGAGGTTCAAACATGCTAAACCTTTGGTTAACCTCCCCTCAGTGGAAAAACCCTATGGTGCAGATATACGAGGATGCCTGATTGCCCCAGAAGGTTACGTGTTATGTGGTGCAGATATGACTAGCCTAGAGGATACAACTAAACGTCACTATATGCAGCCACTAGACCCTGAGTATGTAGCAGAAATGTCACAACCAGGATTTGACCCACACCTTGACCTAGCTAAACATGCTGGTGTCATTAGCCAAGAGGACATAGACAAGCACAACACAGGAGAACGCAGTTTAAAGTCATTGCGTAAGAACTACAAGGTGGTCAACTACAGTGCCACGTATGGTGTCAAAGAGGCTACGTTGTCTCGTACTACAGGCATGAAGAAGTCAGAAGCTAAGAAACTACTTGCTGCCTTCTGGGATCGTAACTGGTCTGTAGAGGCCGTGGCAAGGGGTGTACGTGTACGAGAACCACAGGGGCTAGGGGGTATGTGGCTAAAGAACCCAGTCAGCGGTTTCTGGTACAGCTTACGAAGTGAGAAGGACCGCTTCAGTACACTTAATCAAGGTACAGGTGTCTACTGCTTTGATACTTGGGTTAAGCATTGTCGTAAAGATGGTGTGTTAACGATAGGACAGTTTCACGATGAAATTATCAGTATGGTAAAAGAGGGAAAGGAGACACAAGAGAAGATCAGTATGGACGATAGCATTGAACGACTAAATGATGAGTTGCAACTAAATGTACCTTTAGGTATTGATGCTCAGTTCGGAAAGAGTTATGCTGACATACACTAATTTATTTTTGGTGTGTGGTTGCGTAAGTACAAAAAATGTTGCTATATATAAGTACCCGCATAAGGAAAGGAACCCGACATGGGAAAGAAAGTTTACGTTGAGTGTCCAGTTAATTGGGCTAAGTTGCGTGAAGAAGACCGAGACATGGGTAAGAACATGCAGGAAGGTTCTGATGCACGAAACAAGATTGATGAGGTACAGGGACGCTATACTGTGCAGCTAATGCTTGATAAGGATACTAAGAAAAAGATGGTATCTGATGGTGTACCTAACAAGGGTATGCAAGCACAGTTGTTCAAGGAGGATCAGGAAGGTACGGAATACTTCTCAGCAAGACGAGGCCACTTTAACCCTAAGTTCAAAGATCAGAACACAGGGGAATATGGTGTAGTAATGGGACCACCCCGTGTCCTTAAAGAAGATGCTGACGGTGTTCTAGTTGATTGGGACTTTGAGGCTGATGGTCTCATTGGTAACGGTAGTAAGGTTGTAGCAAAGCTAGATGTATGGGACGGTAAGTTGACTACCTTAGAAGCAGTTAAGGTTGTTGAACACGTACCATACGAAGCGTCAGACGGGAGTGCTTTCTAATGACTAAAGCCACCATCATCTTTGAAACCTCGGAAGAGGTAGATGGGTACGAAAGTAAGACTACTATTGAGCGTCACAATGTAGACACTCTTGAGAATCTTGCATACTTATACAGTGAGGCTACAGTGGCAGGGGGCTGGACTTACATTAAGGCAGTGGCCCTAGAAAAAGAGGATGAGACTATTGTCTGGTCCGACATTTGAGCCAAAGCATGTCTTAGTTGATGGTGACATTGTTGCGTACAGGGCTGGATTTGCCTCAGAGGGTAAGACCAGTGCAGATGCAGAGGACAAAGTAGATGAGGTTATGAACTTTATAGCTTCCAATACTATGTCTTTCCCTGTGCCTGACAGGTTCCATACGTTCTTAACTGGGGCTGATAACTTTAGGTTCGCCATAGCTAAGTCGTACCCCTACAAGGGGAATAGGAGTAAGTCTGAGAAGCCTGAGTATCTGCAACATTCAAGGGATTATCTAGTGTCTAAGTATAACGCAGTGGTAAGTTACGGGGAAGAAGCTGATGATCTTATAGCCATAGCTGCCACTAAGTTTGGTCCTAATACTGTTGTGGCCTCTATAGATAAGGACATGCTACAGATACCTTGTTACCACTATAACTTTGGAAGGGATGAATGGTCACAAGTAGATGAGTGGGGCGGCTCTAAGTTCTTCTACACTCAGATACTAACTGGTGATGCAGCCGACAACATTAAAGGTATCAAAGGCGTTGGACCTGTTAAAGCTGGTAAGTTGTTAAAGGATTGTACGACAGAAGAAGAACTGTGGTACGCTTGCTTAGAGGCTTATGATGGTGACTATGACCGTGTAGTGGAAAATGCCCAACTACTGTGGCTAAGGAGAAGAGAGGAAGAGTTATGGGAGCCTCCAACAGTGAGAGACGGAGACACGCAATAAAGAATGGATACCGCTCTGGCTTGGAGGAAGATATCTCTAAGGACTTGATTGGACGGGGTGTAGACTTTGAGTATGAGAAGCTAAAGATACAGTGGCAACTCATAGAACAGAAGACCTACACCCCAGACTTCAAGTTACCTAATGGTATCATCATTGAGTCAAAAGGCAGGTTTGTTGCAGCGGATCGTAAGAAGCACCTTAAGGTTAAAAGTCAGCACCCGTTCCTAGATATTAGGTTTGTGTTTTCTAACTCTAGGGCTAAGTTAAACAAAGGTGCAAAGAGTACCTATGGGGATTGGTGTGACAAACACGGTTTCCTGTATGCAGATAAAAGGATACCCGACGAATGGTTAACCCCCTAGTTACCTTTAAGGTACATAATGTAAGTGGAGACCCCTATGAATACGAAGATTGTTGGTGGTTAGACTGCTTAGTTGAAGACCCTGACCTAACTGGTGAGGATGCAATGTTTGGGGAAGAAATTCCCTTTAACACCAGAGAAGACGCCATGAAGTTTAGGACACACTTTCTGACTTCAATACAACCAGTGATCATTGAGTTTGAACTAGGAATGGAGGTGAAGTATGACGGGTAAAACAGCTATTGTATTCTCTTGCGCTCATGTAGACCCTTCAGTGGGAAATGAGCGTTTTGATTGGCTAGGTGAACTAATCTATGAGGTCAATCCTAACTACATCATTGACTTAGGTGATGGTGCAGATATGAAGTCTCTTAACACTTAT